ACCAAGCTGAATCGTTTCATCTCTACCATTGAGAATGACCAAACGCGCACGATTTTCCGGCTGCGGTTTCTGCGGTGTCTGACGTGGAAAGAGGTTGCTGCCATGATTGGGGGAAGAAATTCGGAAGCAGGAGTTAGAATGATTTGCTACCGGTATTTGAGTGAGCAATAAAGTTGTTCTCTCATGTTCTTTCGTGTTCGTTGCAGTTCGCCTAAAAAGCTGATATGCTTATACTTGTAAAATCATAAAAAAACGGGGCAGCTATCCATGGAGGGAGGCTGTCCCGTTTTTATAACGCCAGATAAGAGGTGAGGAGGCCATGGCAAAGGAGCGGCGTTCAGAAGCCCTGCCGCCTGAACGGTGGGAGCGTCAGGATGGAGAAAGCGCACAGGCATTTGAGGGCTTTGCGCTGTATCGGGATATGGGGGCAGAGCGCAGTCTTGCGAAGGTCGCGCAGAAGTTAGGCAAATCCAAGGCTTTAATGGAGCGCTGGAGTGTGCGCTGGCAGTGGGGACAGAGGGCAGAGGCGTGGGATGCAGAATTTGACAGGATGGTCCGCCGTGCATTGGAAAAGGGCATTATAAGAATGCGGAGACAGCATGTTGACATTGCGCAGGCGATGCTGATGAAAGCGCTGGAGGCTTTAGAATTGATACCGCCTGCCAAAATGACGCCCAAGGATATAGCAGTTACGGTGGATGTGGCATCGAAGCTGGAACGTCTCAGCCGCGGAGAAGCGACAGAGCGGACGGAGGGGAAACAGGTCATAGCGGGGGAAATCAATTTCCAAAAGGTTGACTTAAGCAATGTTTCGGATGAGGAGCTTGCGATGCTGGATGAAATCACTGAAAAGATACTTGCAGAATAACCCGCAGGGTATGGAGCTGCTGCGGAAAGAAATTATCTGCGAAAAGGCGCGGCGGTCGATTGCGGAATTCTGCCTGTTTACCGATGCGCGGTATCAGATGAACTGGCACCACCAGCTGCTGTGTGAATACCTGGACGCTTTCACCAGAAAGGAAATCCGGCGGCTGATGGTCTTCATGCCGCCAAGGCACGGGAAAAGCGAACTGGTCAGCCGGAAGCTGCCAGCTTATATCTTTGGACACAACCCGGATGCAAACATCATTGCCACATCCTACAGCGCGGACCTTGCCCAGCGAATGAATCGGGACGTACAGCGGATCATGGACAGCCCGCCGTACCTCGACCTATTCCCGGATACGCGTTTATATGGCAGGGGCGTTCGTGCGGCAACGGATCACGCCCTGCGGAATTCTGACATATTCGAGATTGTCGGACACCGGGGAAGCTACCGTGGGGCTGGCATGGGTGGCGGCATTACCGGCATGGGCGGCGATTACATCATAATTGATGATCCAATCAAAAACCGGGAAGAAGCCAACAGCGCGACATATCGTGAAAAACTGTGGGAATGGTATACTTCCACGCTTTATACCCGGCAGGAGAGGGACGGCTCCATACTTGTCACGCTTACCCGTTGGCATGAAGATGACCTCGCAGGACGGCTTCTGGAAGCAGCGAAGAAAGACCCGGAGGCAGACCAATGGGAGGTGCTGCTGCTCCCGGCAGCAGCAGAGGCGGAGCGCCATCATAAAGACCCGCGTCAGGAGGGCGAAGCCTTATGGCCGGGCAAATACCCGCTGGCAGAACTGCGGAGAATTCGGGCCACGATTGGCATATATGACTGGAGCGCCATGTATCAGCAGCGGCCGCAGCCAGCCGGGGGTACGATTTTCAGACGCGAATGGATGAACCAGACCTACAAGGAACTCCCTGCGAATGTGACGCTCATACAGTCCTGGGATTTGCCGTTCAAGAACAGCGAAGCAAGCGCGAAATGCGCGGGGATTGTAATGGCGCGGAAAGGGTCACAGCTATTCTTTGTTGATGCGGTGAATGATAAAATGAGCTTTACCGCCAGTGTAACGGCAATAAAAAGCCTGACTGCAAAGCATCCAAAAGCGCTTGCGAAAGTGGTAGAGGATAAAGCAAACGGCCCGGCTATTATTGATTATCTGGGTAAGACGATCCCTGGTATGATCCCGTTTAACCCGAAGGGGAGCAAAGAGGATCGTGCGCTTTCAGTCGCGCCATATTTTGAGGCGGGAAACGTCCTGTTCCCGGAATTTGCCCCGTGGAAAGCGGATTTGATAGACGACCTTTTGCGATTCCCCGGCGGGACGTACAAAGACACGGTGGACGCGACCGTCCAGGCGATTTTATACCTGATGAACAAACCGACTTCCCGTCTTGGCGGCGGTGGGATGGAGAAAGAAAGCTATTGGCGCGGTTAGCGTGGAAAGGAAGTGGCGCAGGGCGTGGACAAATTCAGAGAGTACGGAAGAACCGGGCTGTATCGGTTCCATACGGGCTGGATTTATGAGGAATTTTTGCGAGAACTGCAAGGCCGCAGGGGAATCGAAGTATATAAAGAGATGTCAGAGAATGACGATGTAATCGGGGCGATCCTGTTTGCAACGGAAATGCTGATGCGGCAGTGTAAATGGAGCATCCAGGAGGGCGGCAGAAGCGGCCCGGATTTGGATGCTGCCGCATTTGTACAGAGCTGTATGAATGATATGGAGGAAACCTGGAGCGACTTCATTTCGGAAGTATTGTCTTTCCTGACCTATGGCTGGAGCTATCATGAAATCGTCTACAAGCGCCGCATGGGGAATACAAAAAACCCGGAAACCCGCAGCAAGTACACCGACGGGCTGATTGGCTGGCGCAAACTTCCCATCCGATCCCAAGACACTTTATGGGAATGGCAATATGACACAAAGGACAACCTGCTCGGACTGATCCAGTGCGCCCCGCCGACCTATGAGCAGGTGTTTATCCCGATTGAGAAAGCACTGCATTTCAAGACCAAGAGCCGAAAGGGTAACCCGGAGGGGCGGAGCATCCTGCGCAACAGTTATCGGAGCTGGTATTTCAAGCGGCGCATTCAGGAGATTGAAGGGATTGGAGTTGAGCGGGATTTAGCGGGCCTGCCGGTACTGAAAGCGCCTGAAAACATGGACCTTTGGAGTGACGAAAACAAGGATCAGCTGGCAATCGCGGAAAGCATTGTACGCAGCGTCCGCCGGGACGAACGGGAGGGGATCGTGCTGCCGTCCGGCTGGGAGTTTACACTGCTTTCGACCGGCGGGCGGCGGCAGTTCGACACCAACGCGATTATTGAACGTTATGATACCCGAATGGCAATGACGGTGCTGGCGGATTTTGTTCTGCTTGGACACCAGCAGGTCGGGAGCTTTGCCCTGTCCAGCGATAAGACCGAGCTGTTCAGTGTTGCGCTTGGCGCGTTCCTTGACCTGATATGTGAGGTCTTCAATAACCAGGCAATCCCGCGCCTGATAGACCTTAATGGGGAGCATTTCAAGGGGATTACAGATTATCCACAGCTTGTGCATGGAGATATCGAAACGCAGGATCTTTCAGCGCTCGGTGATTTTGTCAGTAAGATGGTCGGCATCGGCGCGATCACGCCGGACGAAAGCATGGAAGATTATCTCCGAATGGCGGCAAGCCTGCCGGAGCGTGATTTTGACACCACATATATGACCCGCGACAAGCCGCCGGAGAAGCCCGTACAGCCACAGGAAAGCAACGGGGATACGAAGCCTAAGAAACCCGAAACCGCCGCAGGAAACGCCGGAGAAGGGCATGAAGACGCACCCGGCGCGGAGGACGAAGAATGATCCGATTCACGAAAGCGAAAATGCTCCAAAAAGCAAAGCCCCGGAGCAGAGGGGACAAGAAAACGGCGCTTGATAAGCTGTATTCTTACCTGAATGCTGCCGAACCGGAAGCGATTGAATTTCTGGTTTCCTTCTGGAATACACAGGCGCAGGGTGTGACGTATGCAGAGCTGCGGGAAGCGTATCTTGCAGGTGAAATTACACCGCAGCTTTACCAGCGGTGGACGGAGGATTATTCCCGGTTTATTCAGGATAGGCTTGCGCCGCTCTGGGATCAGGCAGCGCAGGCCGGGGCGGCAGAGGTCAGCGCGAAATACCCGAAGTTCGTTTATGAGCCGTCCATAAGCGCAGCAATTGGATTCATTAAAGAGCACGGCGCGGAGCTGGTCACCAATATCACAGAGGAGCAGCGCAAGGCGCTGAACGCGGTGGTTTCCCATATCGGCGGTTACACGGCGATCACACCGGATGAAGCGGCTCGGATGATTCGCCCTACGGTAGGACTGACGGTCGGGCAGACGCTTGCAAACGTGCGGCACCGCGCAGCGGTCGAAGAAGCCTATCTGAAAGCCCATCCACGCTGCGATCCTGAAACCGCGAAGCGCAAGGCGGCGGAATCCGCTGCCCGGTACGCTGGACGGCAGCACCGTTACAGGGCGCAGAATATCGCCCGAACAGAATTGGCTTTTGCCTATAACGCGGGCCACTACGGCGCAACGAAGGACGCGCAGGAGCAGGGCTATATAGGGGACTGCACGAAGACTTACCTGACCGCAGATGATGAGCGCGTCTGCCCCATCTGCGGGGCGCTTGACGGGGAAAAGCGCAATATGTCCGAGCCATTCAGCTTTGGGAAGCTGCTGCCGCCAGCACATCCTTCCTGCCGCTGTGCTGTAGCATATGAGGAAATCCTCCCCGACACGCGAATGATTGAAGCCGATTCACCGGCCTTGACCGATTCGGAAAATGATGATACGATAGTGACACAGAACCCGTGGGGGTTCCAGATGATTTCCGATGAACATGATATTGACGATGATGTAAGAGCGACTAACCCCAATTATTTTACAGGGACAGAATGGCAGGTAAACTGTCAGAGATGCGTTTCGGCATATGAGGCACGGCGGCGGGGGTTCGCGGTGAGTGCCAAACCGGCAATCATGGATGGGACAGATACCCTGCCGTATATGATGCATTCGCGGGGCTGGCCGAACGTTTACGCAGAAGGTGCCTCGTATCTGGAAACGCCGCAGGGGAAGACCGGCAGCACGGTGCTGAAAAGCATCTTATCCAGAATGAAAGATTACGGGGACGGCGCGAGGGCGATTGTCCGGGTGCGGTGGCAAAGCGGTGGCGGCCATGTTTTCATTGCAGAACAGGTCGGAGGAATAACGCGATTTGTTGATCCTCAGCCTGGAGAACTAGATGCAAGCTATTATTTCAGCAAGGGCATGATAAAACCTACTGAAACAAGGCTGCTGCGGATAGACGATAAGGATTTCACAGATTTAATCAAAGAGTGTGTTGAATAAGGAGAACTTTATGGTTGATATCAATACTGCGTGTGAGATGGTTATAAAAGGATCACCTTT